GGAGTCTTTCCACTCCTCAATCGTGTCCAGGAACGCGCCCTTCGCGACGACATCGCCATAGGAGTCTGGCTCGCGAGTGAACGTGGACGGGTAGACGATGAACTCGCCTTCCTCCAGCCCGTCCTCCGGCCCGGCCTTCACACCCCCAATGGGGACATTCTTTACATGCATGATGTTCCTTCCATTGGTCAGGTGATGATCACGACAGAGCACTGGCAGTTAGCCACTTCGTCCGGGTCCCCGTTGAACGAACCCGGCCACTTCAGCCCATTGCTGAAGTCGTCATCGATGGGCACTTCCTCACCGTTGACGGCCGCGTGGGACGAGCGTGGGTTACCGGAGTTGACCTGCCAACGCTTTCGCGCCTCCGGTCGGGTCTGACGTGCCGCCTCAACCATCCCGAACCCCACATATGTCGCCGCCGCGGTCATGCCGGACTGCTCAGCCCTCGACGATTCCGCGACTTCGAAAACATGTGTGACGGATTCTGTGCTGTCGTCCTCCAGTGCGGCCTGCAGCGCTTCGAACGTTGTCCCGTTGACCTGGCCAGCGATGCGTTCTGCGACCTTGGCGAGGAACTTCCGTGTCCGGTCCACGCTGTATCGGTCAGGATCCACCCCCATTGCGGCGAGGACCGCAATGGCAGCTTCGCGGGAGACTTTGAGCGAGGCGTCGAGAATATCCTCGGCGAGCTCCTCGTCCCAGCGTTCCTGGTCCCACCACTCAGGAGCTTTAGCTCCCATCGCGGAGAGCACCACGCGCCTTTGCCGGGCGAAGAACTTGCTGAACACTTCTGCCAAGGCTTTCTGGTGATCCTCGGGGATTTCCTCCGGCGCTTTGATCTCGTACTCGGAGCCTTTCACCCGGGCTTTGACCAGTTGATAGCGCTGGGAAGCGAGGTTCTGCGACCCTGAATCGGTCGGTGAAGCCTGCCCGCCCTGAACGACATTCAGCGGAACGATCAGCTCATCGCCCCCCTCTAGGGCCGGCATGTTCCGCATGGCACGGGCTTCGTTCCGGGTCATCCACGGACCGCCGGTCGCGGTCTGCAGAATGGCGCCCTGCTCCTCGAAGTTGCCTTGGAGCTTCTCCTCGATGTTGAACTCGACATAGAAGCGGCTCCGATCAAGGCCCATGCGCGGAATCAGGAAGCGGTTGATGCGTCCTTCGACCTGCGCGACCAACGGGCCAAGCGTGTCGCCGTACAGCATTTTCCGGAACTCACGGACATTGGAGTAGTTCGCGCCGTCGTTCTGCCCGATCATCGTCGGATTCACATGGAAAGCCGACGCCACGGTAGTCAGTGACAGCTTCGCTGCCTCGACGTACTGCTGCTCCTGGGCCGAGAAGTCGATCCGCTTCAGCGTCATCCCACCTTCAAGGATGGGTGTACCGCCAGCCCTCGAACCGTTGCCGGTGTACTTCGAGTACCAGTCCTCCCGGAACGCCTCCCTGGCAGCGTCCGACCATGCCGGCGCATCCTTCGGCCGTTCAATCACCGTCGATACCCTGCCGCCGCGCTTCCATACCTGGGAGCGGTAAGCCGCAGCTTCCACCTGTTCCTGGAGAGTCTGCCTGAGGGCATCCACTGTCGGGGAGGAGCCGTGCATCCGCCCGGGATGGTACCCCGGAAACGCGAGAATGTTCTCAGCGGGGATGACCTCAGGCGCGCCCTCCTTGATGTAGGCCTTGTACTCCTTGACCTCCCACACGTTCTCCATCACGGGCTCAACCCATGTCGGCGGCAGCCGGCGAAGCATCCACCCTGACGGTAGGTCAGTGGAGGGCGCCGCCCACCAGTAAGCCCGGTCGTACAGTGCGAGGTCCCCGATGAGCGAGAAGATCAGCTCGAACGTAGTCATGTGCCCATCGACGTCCTCAATGGACTGGGCGAGGACGTTATCCCGGATTCTCCGCCGGTCAGTCTGACCCACTCGTTCGAATGTGTGGAGTCCAAGCTGAGCGATATTACGGGCCAGGAACGTGACGACAGTCCGGAAATGCGGCTGGCTGTCCCACATCTGCGCGGCCGTCAGACTTGACGGGTTGATTAGTGCAGAAAGCTCGGAGGCCCCCAGATACGTGACCTGTGGGGTGAAAAAGGCCGACCCGCCACGAACGTTGGAGAGGATGTTCTGCCAAAAGCCCATACGGCCTCTCACTCTCCTCAAATAGACATAACGCCGGTCTTCTCGTAATCCGACTCAGAACCAGTGGGGCCGAAATCAACTCCCGCCCGCCAGGCGGCCAACGCGGCAGCTTCCAGTGGGGAAATGTCAGCCTCGGACATCTTCCGGCCCAACGCGTACCGCTCACCGACCGGGCGCTTCACGGCCCCGGCCGCAGCAGCGTCGAGCTCCTTGGCGTCAACATGGAGGAATTGCCCATCCCTGACTTTCGTTTCGAGGTTCGCGAAAGCGTCCAGCACATCCCCCGTTGAAGCGATGTGCAACCGCACGCCAGCCTTCTCGAGGTGAGGGATGAGCATCGCCCCTGGACCCTTGCCGTCAATCACGACATCGACGTCGAACATGTCCTGCAGTTCAACGCACCGCTCCACCACGCCCCTCGTGCCGGGCCCGTGATGCAACGGTTTCACCCATACATCAGGCTCATCCGCGGCGGCCGCGACAATGGCCGAGCGAGCGAGGTCGATGGACACCGCCACCGCTAAAGCGGACACTTCGAGGTCGATCGGGCGGGCATCACGCTTTCCCGCCTCCCAGCGACCGGCACCGAATAGGTCCGCCGTGGTCGGGTCATCCCACCAGCCGAGCCGCTCCCTGGCGAACTCCGCCGGCGGCATCCCTTCCCGCTCGGCCCGGACGTACTCCAGGGTCAAGCTGGTCCCGTTGCTACGCGTCCGTCCCAGAAGCGGATTACCCTGCTTCCAGTTCTCCACCACATCCAGCTGGCAGCCCTCGCTGCCGGGCTCGTGGTCGCACTTCTCGTTCTCGCACGCCAACTTCGGAGCGCACCACTCGCAATAGAACAGCCGCGGGGACCGCCCAGACCGGCCACGGTCTCGGACCTTACGCAACACACCAGACTCATGCCGGCCAGCCGAAGACCCGTAAATGATCTGAGGGTCCGGCACAACCGATAGGGTCGGCATCAGGGCGCCCATGTGGTCCGGCTGCAGAGCGAACGCCTCATCCAGCACGATTTTGTCACCGGTAAGACCACGCCCACCGGACTTAGTCCGCGCCTTGAACTTCAACCGCTGCCCGGTCGTCAGCTCAATCGCTTCCGAACCCGCCGCACGGTGGACCCGCTTGATCCGCCTGGACAGTGCCGAGCACCCGCCGATCAGGATCTCCATGTCGCGGAACGCTTCCTGCGCGGTGGAGAACTCGTGCGCGGACCAGACGACGAGGTTCTGGTCCGTGATGAACAGCCACCCGAGCGCGGCCTGCTTGAACAGGCCGGTCTTCATGTTCTGCCTGGCACAGATCACGCAGACCTCGAACGCTGTCGACTTTCCACGCTTGTCGATCCCGAACATGTGGTCCAACGCCAGGCGCTGCTCCGGGTCAGGCTCGAAACCGGCCATGGTCGCCAGATCAGCGACCTCGGGCCCGAACGTTGCGTGATACTCCGGGCCAGTCAGATGGGCAGGCTCAACCAACAATTCCGAGCTTGCGGTCACGGCGGTTCCTCAATTCATCAACCGGGTCCGCTGCCTGGGAGGCCCCTGCTGTCGCGGCTTCCAAAGCGAGCTCCAACTGCTTCACGACAGAGGCAACGGCGGAGCCAGTGTCCACGGTGGCAGCGTCCAGGCGGCGGGCGAGGACCAAAGCGGCCTGCCCCATGACACTGTTCAACCGGCCCGCGTCAGTGAGTGTCTTGATTGCGGCTGCCTCCACCGATCCGATGTTTCCGGCCGGCTCCTCCGCCGTAGCCTTGACAGCCGGCCTGTCCGGCTTGGCCTTCAGCTCGACAACCTGGGCGCCGCGGTGCGACCTGACCCGGCAATTGCTCGAACAGAACCGCGCTGTCCGACGCTTCGCCTCAAACGTTTCCCCGCAGACCTCGCACACAGCATCCATGGCGTTGGCCTCCTCTCAGGGGACCTCCTCAACACCTCGCGTAACGTCACAGCAAGGTCGGTAACGTTACGCCAAACCCCGGGGACGTAGATGACTACCGGGCGGAAGTCAGGACGCCCGCCGTTTCCAGCGATTCAGACGCCCCCTCCCACAGGATGGGAGTCACTTCAGGCTGTAGACCTTCGACGTGGTCCCATCCGTGTAGTGCATCGTCACGAGTCCGTCCGTATGGGTGATGTGGCTGACTGTTTTGTCGGTCGGAACGTCTAACGCCCAGGAAGGGCAGCCCTTCTCGACTGTCCCGTCAAAGCATTCAGGGGCGCGCAGGGTGGGCTTCGGTTCAGGGGCGGGAGTGGGTGCGCATCCGGTCAGAGCCCATAAGGTTGCGAGGCTGAGGATGGCTGTTGCTTTCGTCAAGAGCTTCACGCTTTGCTTTTGGGCCCGAGGATCG